TGTTAGTGCTGACTGAAGATTATATATCAGCCTTAAGGTGTTCTCGATATGTTGGTGCTATCCCTTTGATGGGTGTACATTTATCTGACTGGCATTTGAAACAAGTGATGGACTGGTATGCAGATGCTACTCAATGCTACGGTGAAGGCACTGTAGTGGTTTGGCTTGACAATGACAGTCGTGTAGTTAGGGACAAGGCTAAAAAGATTTACCAACGCTTGACATCTTTAATCCCTACGGTTATACTGAAAGGGAAGAAGGAAGCAAAGCACTTCATTAACGATAGTGATTTAGAGGAATACATATGGAAGCAGATATAATATCCTTATTATCTAATATATCTAATTATAAAAGATATAATAGTTTAATTAAAGAAGAAAGATTATCTGAAGATTATAGAGATATCTATAAGTCAATAGATAATTATTACAAAGAGCTAGAGTGTACCAATATAGACTGGAAAGATTTTAAAACTTGGTACTGTACAATAGCTCACCCTTCAATACCTGACGGTAAAGCTACAGCAATCCAAGCTATATGCGATGTACTTGCAGCTAAACCAGTTGTCAAGGACAACGCAGTTCTTAAGAACTTGTCTACAAAGTATTGGGCTAACACCATAGCGGATATAGCATACGATGTAGCTACTGGTAGTAAAGATATGGAAGACATCAAAGAAGCTTTCCAACGCTATAACTTTGAGGTCAAGGGTACAGAGTGGGACATCGAAGGCTTGTCTCTTACAGACGCAGAGCTAATGCAACAGCTAGAAGAGCTGAGAGATGCACCCAAGTACGAGTGGTCTATACCTGAGCTTAACCTTATGTTAGGTGCGGTACAGAAGGGAGACCTGATAATTGTGGGTGCTAGACCTGATGGTGGTAAGACTACATTCCTAGCTACCCAAGCTGTCAAGTTTGCTAGTCAGCTAGACGATGGTGAGTGCGTACTCTGGTGTAACAACGAAGAGAGTGGTAGTCGTATCAGACTGAGGCAGACACAAGCTGCACTGAACTGGACTAGGGAAGAGGTGATGAAAGACCTAGCAGATTCAGTAGATAGGTTTGAGAAGAAGGTTGGTGTTAATAAGATTCGAGTCATGGACAATACAAGTATGACCATCTATGATATCGAAGCAGCGATAGAAGCATACAACCCTAAGATTATATTCATTGACCAGATATGGAAAGTCGGTGGGTTTGAGAGAGAGTACAGTGGTATCGACAGGTATGCCAAGCTAGCTCAGTATGTGAGAGAACTAGCTAAGAGGTATGGCCCAATCATATGTGCGTCACAGATTGATGGTACTGCTGATAATGTCAAGTATCCTATGATGGGTACGTTGTATGGGTCAAAGACCAGTGTTCAAGGGGAAGCTGATGCTATCTTAATGATAGGTCAGAGTGCGGAGGAAGGAGCAGATTTGCGATTCCTTCGTGCTCCTAAGAACAAGTTGAGTGGAGCACATGCAGACTTCAGGTCTGCTGGTTGTGCAATTAAATTAGATAGAGAGAGAGCACAGTTAATATCTTTGATAGGAGGTGCATCTAGTGTTCATCCCAAAGTTTGATGATATAATAGTCTTTGATATAGAGACTACAATTCGTGCGGAGAAACCGCATTTCGGTGGTACACCTAACTGCCCCGATAATGAAGTGGTTGCGTATGGTTATATGCACCTAAAGAAAGGGCATAAAACACCACATGTAACTACTGACTTCTCTAAGAATATGGGTCTTATGTTTCAAGACATTAGAGAAGGTGCTGAGGTTGTGGTAGTTGGGCACAACATAGCGTTTGATTTAAGTTATCTGTTTAGGGACTACGGATTAGAGAATAGATTTGTTCCTAAGAACATGGTGTTCTGGGACACTATGAAGTTTCACTACATGGATACAGGTAGGAAGGTAGCGTACCCTTCTTTGGAGGTAACGGCTCAGGCGCATGAGATAGAATTTGAAAAAGATACGGAGGTTAGTGAACGGTTCAAGCTAGGTATAGGGGCAGACAAGATTGATAGAGATATACTAGCTAAATACTTAGCACAAGATGTGCTCGTTACGTACAGGATATTTAACAAACAAATTAAGAAATGTCTTGAGCAAGGGGGAGCATATACTAACTACATGCTAGAGATGATGCAGGGTATAGGGGCTACTACTTGTATGTCTTTACATGGTATGCCATTCGATACAGCATCGGCTAAGGTAGAGGTAGATAGGTTAGAAATGAAGATTGATACAACCTTACATAAACTAAAACTTAAGTACGGTGATTACAACTACAACTCCCCCGCCCAAGTAAAAGCTTTGTTGTGGGGAGGTGATATTAAACAAGAATGTATAGAAGATAAGCTTGATGAGAATGGTAAGGTTGTTCGATATAAGAGTGGTAAACGTAAAGGTAAGATAGTAAAACGTAAAGTTACCAGAGCATTAACACTAGAACCTATGGTAAACAAAAGCATAGCTAGAAAGATACCATCTAAAGATGCTGCTGCTCCAACCTTAGAAAGATTAAGAAAGATTACAGATATTAATACCTCAATCCACAACTTTTGTAAGTTGTTATTACGAGTTAGAAAAACAACTAAAGCAATCAATACGTACTACAAACCATACATAGAGTACGCTATTGACAATAAGATTCACCCCTCATATAATCACTGCTCTACAGGTACAGGTAGACTTAGCTCTAGCAAACCTAACATGCAGAATATAAGTAATAAAGGAGAGTAACGTGAGTTTACTTTCAAACTTCAAGGCTCCCGAAGGCCACATGTTTATTGATTTTGACTATGCTCAATTAGAGGTTAGGGTACTAGCCTTGGCTACTGAAGATGTCAATCTGATTGACGATATTAATTCTGGTAGAGATATGCACACCTTCTTTGCATCAAAAATATTCGATGCTCCTGAGTCAGCTATTACGAAGGAGCAGAGAAAGATGGCTAAGGGTTTTAGCTTTCAGTTACAGTATGGGGCTGGGGCAAGGAGTATTGCAGAGCATTGGGATGTAGATGAGGAGCTAGCTCGTAGGTTTCTTGATGAATATTACGATAGGTATGCAGGGGTTAGGTCTTGGCAACAAACTTTAATGAGTCGAGCAGACGAGAGTCTGGTCTACGCTGGAGATATAGACCCAGAAACAAATGAGTCTATACCTTGCTGTTCTATACCCTCTATCTGGAAAGATAAGAATACAGGAGCACCAGTCACTTACTACAGAGTGTTAGCTATGAAAGCTAAGTACTCAAAGACTAATGATTACATTGCTCCTCCTACCAAAGTAAAGAACTACCCCATACAAGGAGCAGCTAGTGATATAGTTACTATGATGTTACATAGGCTACATAAACAATCTAAACACCTGACACTACTTAATACAGTGCATGATAGTTTCTTGGCTTTAGTTAAGATTAAAAACTTAGAGGCTGGTATTGACGAGGGTAAGGCTATACTGTCTTCTGTCCCTAAAGTTCTTAAGAACTCTTTCATGGTCAATACGCCTGTACCATTCCCAGTGGATTTTACTTACGGAGATACTTTAGAAAAAGTCAAACAGAAGGGTTGACACCCCAATCATATATGATATACTATTAGTAGGTATAAGAATTACCTTTAATTATTGGAGAAATGTTATGCGAGAAAATGCAAGCGGTCGAATAGAAAGAATGGGTAACAACGGCAAAAGCTTTTTGTTACAAGAGTTTGAAGGCAAATGGTTTGGAGCTTTCAATGCTTCACAACTGTCAGGAGCCAATACAGGGGATGAGGTATCTTTTACCTACACCTCTGTAGAAAAGAACGGACGCACCTTTAATAACATTAATGGGAGTCTAACTATAGTGAGTTCTAGCGGAGGAACTACGCCCCCTACTGCATCTGGTGTAGTAGCTAAGGTAGCTAAGGTGGGTGAGCCTATACTCTCACGAGACAGGCTAATCCTGCGTCAGAACGCACTAACTAATGCGGTTAACTTTATTACTGCTCAACAAAAATCTGCTGAACCAGCCGATGTTCTCAAGATTGCATCTGTATTTGAGAGCTATACTTCTGGAGATATCGAGAAGAAGGCTGCTGAGGGTAATAAAGATGCTCCAAGTGATGAGGCTTGGAAAGCTGCTGCCGAAGCCTTTGATGATGTCAAGGAACTTAAGAAGGCTAGTTAGATGACAGATAAGATACTTCTTTTATTCGATGGGGATATCATCGTATATAGAGCAGGGTTTGCTGCAGAGAAGAGGTATTACTTTGACTCACGAAATCCCCCCAGTGAAGGGGGGATGGAGTGGGATTCAAAAGTAGAAGCTAAAGCTAATGTAGAGCTTGAGTACATAGAGTGGGATAGACATCTCGAACCTTTGGAAAATGCTTTACAAAACTGTAAGTCTATTATTAAAAATACAGTGGATTATATTAGCACTATATACCCTACTCACGATATAGAGTATGTCACGTTTCTGTCGGGGAATGATGAAGTCCCTAACTTTAGAAACAAGATAGACCCAGAGTATAAAGCTAATCGAAAACCAGAGCATAAGCCTACGTACATAGAAGAGATGAAGGATTATCTAATCCAACATCATTGCGGATATATCACACAAGGTTGCGAAGCTGACGACTTCTTTGGACAGGCACAAACAGATGCTCTTAAGAACAACAAACTCCCTATAGTGTGCTCAATAGATAAAGATTTAAAGCAGTTATCAGGGCTGCACTTTAACTTTGTATCACAACTATTAGAAGAAATACCTGAAGAAGAAGCAAGGGCTGTATTCTTTAGGCAACTTCTTGAGGGAGATAGGGCAGATAATATACAAGGCATAACAGGTATTGGTAGTGTCAAAGCTAGAAAGTATATACCTGCTGGCCTACATCCAGACGGAGCTATAGCTACCGTTACTGGGTATTATCGAAAGGAGTTTGGTAATGAGTGGCTTAAAAAATACAACAACAACTGCGACCTCTTATGGATATGGAGGAAAATCCCCGACACATGCCCGTTTAAGGTCGAAGAAAAAACGAATGATAAACTTCAAACCTTACAAGAGTAAGTTTGAATATGATGTAGCTAAACTAATGGAGGAGCAAGGACTTGAGTTCGAGTACGAACCAAAACAAATCAAATACATTTTACCAATCAGAAGCGGGTGCTGTAGCGATTGCGGTAGCTACTCTGTGGGCAAGCGTAGCATTTATACTCCTGATTTCTTCATCCCTATGTTGGGATTATGGGTCGAGACCAAGGGTAAATGGGACAGCCAAGGACGTAGTAAAATCGCCTCCGTCCTCGATTCAGAAAATGAAATAACCCACAAAAATTTTCGTATGTTATTCATGTATGACAACTGGATAACTAAAAACAAACGAGAAAAGTATACAGACTGGTGCAATAAACGTAACATCATTTCTGGTGTAGGGACTGCTTTGCCCAAGGAGTGGCTAAAATGAAACATTGTTTAATACCCGATACTCAAATATACCATAAGAGTAATATCAAACATATCCAAGCTGCTGCAAACTATTTGTCTAAGCATAAGCCAGACAAGATAATTATTATAGGAGACTGGTGGGATATGCCTAGCCTGTCTTCTTATGACAGGGCTGGCGATAAAGGTTGGGAAGACAAAGATGTGCAAGCTGATATAGATGCTGGTTGGTCTGCTATGTACATGTTCCTAAGAACTCTCAGAAAAAAGTATAATCCAGAGATACATTTCTGTGTAGGAAACCACGAAGACAGGATAACTAGAGCTTCAGAAGCAGCAGACACTAGGATTTTCCAACAGTATTTAAACTTAGATACTATGATTTTAAATCCTCTTAAAAGGCTTAGAGTTAAGACTCATAATTTTTTAGACGTAGTGAATATAGATGGTATATGTTACAGCCATTACTTTGTCAACCCTGCAAGTTTATTTACCTCACCCATAGGAGGTACAATAGAAGCCAAGTTAAAAAACCTTGGGCATAGTTTTTCTATGGGACATCAACAAAAGAAACAAACAGGAGAGATATACACATGTACTGGGAAACGAAGACGAGGGCTAGTTTGTGGTCGATTCTACCCAGATTACCACAAATATCTTGGGCCTCAAAAGAACAGCCAGAGTTGGTCAGGAATAATAATGAAGCACGAAGTCAAGGGTGGGGACTACGATTTGATGGAAGTGTCTATGAAATACCTTCTAAAAGCGTACTCAAAATGACGTTGACTCAAGAAGAATTAATTGATAAAATATCTACACTGTATGATGCAGATGATTTTATAGATATTCTTAATATAAATACAGAACAGTTAGCTACAGCTTTTATTGATTTAGTTGTAGAGAACGTGGATAAATTTGAAAGACTGGAGGAATACAATGAGGATTCCAAGGAGGAAGATTCGTGACCCCTATGCACAAGAAGTTAGGCAACCGAAGTACCGTCAAAGAATCGAAGCCAACAAGAAAAAAGACTACATCCGCAGCAAAGAAAAAAGGATGTGGCAAAGAGAAGGATACAGTGTTCTTAGGAACTTGTATGATTGAAGGTGCTCATCTGACAGTCACTAGACTAGGCAGAGAGCTAGAAGATGTGGGCTTTAAAAATACTTACAACCGATTAAAGAAACTTTATGAGGAGGTAGAATGAACTTATACCAAGAGTACATCCACCAAAGCAGATACGCTAGGTATCGAGATGACCTAGGTAGGAGAGAACTTTGGGATGAGACTGTAGATAGAGTAATTTCTTTTTGGGAACCTAGAGTACCTAAGAAGTTACTGCCTATGCTACAAGAGGCAGACAAAGCTATTCGTGATATGGAAGTCATGCCTTCTATGCGGGTTATGATGAGTGCAGGGAAAGCTTTGGATGACCATAACGTAGCAGGATACAACTGTGCATACGTACCAATAGATGACCCTAGAGTTTTCTCTGAGATAGTCTATGTACTTATGTGTGGTACAGGGGTGGGTTTCAGTGTAGAAAGAGAGTATGTAGAGAAACTACCTAAGCTACCAGAAAAAATGTATCCTAGTAATTCTGTAATACAAGTTGCAGATAGTAAACTAGGTTGGTCTAGTGCATACAGAGAACTGATTAGCCTATTATATAGTGGCCGTATACCTAAGTGGGATTTATCTAAGGTTAGACCTGCAGGTTCAAGGCTTAAAACTTTTGGTGGTAGGGCTTCAGGGCCACAGCCACTAATAGATTTGTTTCAATTTACTGTAGAAACTTTTACTAAGGCTGTTGGTAGACAGCTAACTAGTCTGGAGGTGCATGATGTTGTATGTAAAATTGCCGATATTGTGGTTGTCGGAGGTGTTCGTAGGTCTGCTCTTATCAGTCTTAGCAATCTCACTGATGACAGGCTTCGCTCTGCTAAGAGTGGTCAATGGTGGGATTCTTATGAGAAGGGTGGCTCACCCCATAGACGACTGGCTAATAACTCGATTGCGTATACGTGCAAGCCGGATGTTGACAGCTACATGTCAGAAATGGTGTCTCTTTTCAGAGATAAGAGCGGAGAGAGAGGAATCTTTAACCGAGAGGCAGCTAAACTTAAATATGTAAAACACCGTAGGGATGAGAACCATGAGTGGGGATGTAATCCATGCTCCGAAATACTTCTTAGACCTGCCCAGTTCTGCAACTTAACTGAAGTTATTGTTCGTCCAACAGATACTTTAGAATCTCTTAACCATAAGATAGAGATAGCTACGTTCTTAGGAACACTACAAGCTACCCTAACAGATTTTAAATTCTTATCTAAGAGGTGGAAAACAAATTGCGATGAAGAAGCTTTGTTAGGTGTGTCTCTTACTGGGTGCTGTGACCACCCGTTACTTAACGGTGTACGTCAGACTGTATCTAAACAGGACGAGTTACTTAAGTGGTTAACTACCCTAAAAAATACAGCAGTTACTCACAACAAAACTGTAGCGAAACAGTTAAAAATTAATCACGCTGCTGCTATTACTTGTGTTAAACCTAGTGGAACTGTTAGTCAACTATGTGATACAGCTTCGGGTATACATCCTAGGTTCTCTAAATACTACATACGCAGGGTACGTAATGATAAGAAAGACCCCGTTACAGACTTCCTTAAGTCTTGTAATATACCTTGGGAAGATGACATAACAAACTCTGAAACTGTAGTGTTCTCTTTTCCTATGAAGTCCCCTAGCACCTCTATCTGCGTCAGTGATATGGATGCGTTAGAGCAACTAAAGATGTGGCAAACATACAATGATTACTACACTGAACATAAACCTAGTGTAACTATCTACTACTCTGAAAATGAGTTTATAAGCTTATGCAATTATGTGTGGGAAAACTTTAATACTATGAGTGGCATATCTTTCTTACCTAAGAGTGACCATATATATCCTCAAGCACCTTACGAAGAAATAGATGCAGCTACTTACAACAAACTACACAAGTCTATGCCTTCAGAGATTGATTGGAAACGACTAGCAGAGTTTGAGACAGGTGATAACACTAGTGTACAGCCTGAATTAGCGTGTGTTGCAGGAGCTTGTGAGCTATGAAGTGGTTAGTAGGTGATGAGGATAAAAGCTCTTACGATGTAAGAGAAGAGTTTGTTAATGGGCCTAAACATTATACAGGTGGGGATATAGAGTGCATAGCAGCTATGCGTTCTATGTTAAGTAAGGAAGAGTTCTTAGGGTTTCTTAGGGGTAATATTTTCAAGTATCATTGGAGATTACGTAGTAAACAAAACCCTATACAGGACTTAGACAAAGCTGCATGGTATGAAGAGAAACTAAAACACGCACTACAAGAGGACGTAGAATGACTTGGTTTTTGATAGAGGAAAAGAAGCCTAGCTACTTTAAAAGATTAACTAAACTATTTAATGTTCTTAAGAACAGGAGGAGTAACATGTCTATTATCACTGCAATTACTGTGGAACTAGAAAACATGAAGGCAGACTTAGAACACGCTAAGAAAGAAGCTAAGTTGAATAGAGAGCTAGCGGAGGAGTATAAAAGAAAGTACGAAGTTCTTTTAAAGATACGTGCAGATAAAAAAACCTCCCCCGAAGGGGAGGAACGAGAGGTTAGTTATAAGGTAGGATTAACTTGTTAATCTTTAGTTTTCTGCCAGTCTTCAAAATCTTTTAGTCCATCCCCAATCCAGTAGTAGTAGGCTCTTCCCGCAACTGGGAAGTGTCTACCTACTTTCTCCCAGTTAGGGTCATCATCAGTTACCATCTTAGCCATTTGATTTCCTAAGTCAGTATACATAGAAAGTGGTGGAGCTATGGTGTCTACTAAACCTTCTACTACTCTACCTTTAGCTATCTGTTCAGATAGCATATACTCTGAAGCACCAAAAGTTTTAAAGATATGGTCTACATAACTATCTGATATTGTATCTATATCAACTTCTTTTTTTAGTAAAGCGTCTTTTATACCTGACACACCTGCGTTACCTGTGGGTACTATCATCATATAAGCTAGTGCATTAGTTAAACCTTTAGCTTTATTCCCTTTCCTAAACTCGTCAACGCTGTGTTTTCTTAATAAGTCTAGCTGCTTAGTCATATAAGTTTTAAGCATATATAGAACTCTAAGGTTAGGGTTATTTAGATATGCTCTAGGCATTTCAGATAACGAGATAGGTTGCATATCTGCAAGTTCACTCCACAAATACATCTTAACTCTATCAGTCATCTTACCATTAGCTAAGTCATTAACTAAATCTACATACTCATCACCATAAGCAGCACTATATTTTTCTTGGAATCGTTTAGCTTTACCTGTTACTGCTTTACCCGACAGTATTCGTTCAGCAGATTGACTACCTTTAGCTAGCGAAGCTCGTATCAAAGTATTCTTACCAAATCTATCAACGTGTCTAAAACCTGATATAGTAAATGCTTTATGTAATACCCTACCCATAACCCGTTCATTCATAAACTCTTGAGCAATTACTCTATCTAACCCCATATCAGACATTAACCACTTCTTTGCCCCTTTAAATGCAGCACCCCTTCCTCCAAACATAGCAGCAAGGGTGTTGGTAAAACCATGAGCGAATACAGATACTCCTATATCACCTAACTGAATAATAGCTGAGAACGGGTTAGTAAGTGTAGTCATATACCCTAGAGACCTAAATCTTTGAATAGCTTTATTAGCCCCTCTATCTCCTTGCATAAAACGTACTTCAAGTAATTGCTTTATTTCGTCAGCGTTTTGTGGAGATAATCTTCCTGCAAGCATTTCTTCATCTACTATTCTACCTACAGATTTTTTTATTACATCGTCAGACATAGATGCTACACCTACACTTGGACTTTTCTTTCCTCCAAAAAAAGCTTTTCTTTCTACATCATACGTAGTTTCATCTATGTATTTAAACAATCCAATCACAGGGTCTTCGTAGTAATCTAACCTTTCATCTGTTAGTTTAGCTGTCATACGTTTTTCTGCTGCTGTTAACTTACCTTCTGTAACTACCATAGGTCTTCTGTTACCACGCAGATATTCGTTTAACATATCTATTCGTTCTTGTTCTGGTAATGATTCGTCTTTGCCTAATCGTCCAGCAGCCCGTAATCTTTTTTCTTCATTTTTTATTTTCTTATCAAGAGCATTTAACTCTTTTGTATTTAAAGTTCCTCTTAAACCATCTACATCTTTTATAGCTCTATGCCAATAGTTTGATAGTTTAGGTAAATTTACATAACCAGCTTTTTCAATTAAGTCTCTATGTATATCATCGTAAACTTTACCCACGACATTAAAATTATCAACAGCTTCTTGTCCTCCACGTTTGAATATTAAAGCTCTAGCTTCATCAAACTCTTGGTTATAAAGTTGTTTCTTAAGTGTTCTTTTATCAGCCCTATTTAGTTTCTTATAAAACGTAACAAATGGTTTTACTTCTACTTGACGCTGGTGCGCTATAGTAGATGCGTTTTGGTCTAGCTGTCGTACTCTTTCCCCTATTCGTGGAGATAACCTGCTAATTGTACTAGATAAAGACCCTATAAAATTATCAAATAAAGTATTCTTATACCTTGTCTCTGGTGTGATACCAGCAGTAGGAACTTCTGGAACTACTGCTCTTTCTAAAGCAGTACCAGTTTGTTGAAACTGTATACCTGCTACTTGAGCATCCTCTATGATATCTAATTCACTCGTTCTTCCTAAAGTACCTTGACGAATATTCCTTTGTACTATATCTTTAAGCGTCCTACCTTTATTAATTTCCTCTTGTATTTTTTCTGTATCTCTTTTAGCTTTCTGTACTTCCTCTACTTTTCTCTGTCTTTCTGCTTTGTTAGTGCGTATACGATTAATAAACTCACCAGCTTTTCTTCCAGCAGCTACCGTTACTGGTGCTGCTACAGCCCCTACAGCAGCCCCTACAGCTACGTCTGTAGCTTCTACATCTAAACTTTGTGAGCGAGAATCTAAGTAAGCATACTCCGCACCTAGTACTGCACCTATTCCAGTTATAGCTTTATAGCTTTGACCTATAGGTAGTAATGTAGTAGGGGAAAATAAAGACTTAATTACTTTACCAAAGATAGCTCCACCTGAATCTTCCATACCTGCTTTAAATATTTCAGGGTGTCTCTGTTGTTCTTCTCTAGCTCGAACATCGTTTATTCTTTGTAACCTATCTTTTTCAGATAGTGAAGCAAAGTCTTCTCCGTATCGTGCTTCGGAAGCGAGGTTAGGCATCTTAGCTTGTGCAATAATAGAAGCACTTTCCCAATCAGGTTTACCTGCATCTATACCGTACATAAAAGCATCAAAGAAAGTAGGCTTTTCTTCTGTAGGTTGTTTTATTTTACCTGCAGTTCTAGCTTTAGCTTCCGCTTCAGGCATAGTAAAATCTATACCACGTTCTTGCATAGCTACAAACATACGTAAACTAGTTTCAGATATATTTTCTGGAGCTTCTAGCTCATAAGTTTTGCCAGAATTATTTGAAGTTACTTCATATAGAGACATTACTTAATCTTCTTTACAGTTATATTTTGAAAGTCAGTATTTAACGACCTTAGATTATTTAAAGCTCTAGTGTCCACACCCGTAAAACTAGAATCAGTATTAAAAAATCCAGCAATCATACCGCCTAAACCTGTACTTTTTCTTGGTGTTAAAACTTCCTTGCTCTTAGCTAACTCTAAAAAATCTATTACATAACTTTCAAAAGGTGCAGGTTTTTTCTCATTTTCTACATCTATTTCTGATTGTTGTCGTGCGTAAGAATATGCAGCCCTAGCTACAGCAGGTTTGTCATCATCATCTAAATCTTCTATAAGGGATTTTGCTATACTTTCTTCAGGTAAAGTATTTACTAAACTATTAAACAAGCTATCATCTTTATCGTCATTATAAAACTCTTTAAATGTTGGTTCTTGTGTTTGATAAACTTTTAACTCCCCTGTAACAGCAGCTTTTCTTGCTGTTTCTTTACCTATCAGATAAGTTTCTATATCTCTAACTTCTTTTTCGGCTGCTCTTCTATTACGTTCTTGTCTATCTACCTGACCCTGTACGAACTGTAATGTAGCTTTAGCTTGCGCTTCTTTATCTAGTTGATTTTTATAGTTTTGTGCCATAGCAGCTTGCAATGTATTTATACCGCTAGGGGTAGGTATAACACTAAAAGGTACTCTAGTACCCCCACTACCTTTAAACTGTACTGTGGGCTGTTCAGGTCTTCTTGCCATAATTAATTACCTCTTACCTACTATATCCAGAACTTCTTCCAGAAAGAATTTCTCTTATTAAATCTTGTTCTGCCTCACTTCCAAACCCAGTACCCTGCCCAAACATACCGTACTGGTTGCCACCAAATCCTCCATACCTATCCATAAATCTATCCATTTGGTAGTTAGGATTAAACTGGGATTGTAAAGCTTGTCCAAAATCAAAACCACCTTCACCAAAACCCCCACCACCTGCGTAGAAAGATAGTCCTGCGTCTGCTAGTCCTCCTAGTGTAGAACCTAATCCGGGTTCGGAAGCTTTCTGTTGTTGATACATTTGTTCAGCATCAAAGTATTGCCTGTACTTATCCATCTCTAAGTTAGTCCCTAGTACACTAGCATCCCTAGCTCTACTAGCTAAATCTAACCCCATAACATTTAAACTATCTATGTAGTCTAGTGCTTCTTGTGATTGACCTAACCCTGTTCCTAAGAACTTTTGTAAATTAAATAATACATTAGCATCTTCAGCAGCTTTAGCTGCTGCTAAGTCTGCGTTAACTTTTGACATATCCATCATACTTGCAGTGTTTATACCGCCTGTGTTAAATAGCTGAGATAAAGCGTTAGCTGCAGCATCCTCTCCCCTCTGTACTCTACCAATACGAGACTCGTTTAACATATCGAACAGTGGGCCTTTAGTAAAAAAATCTGGGCCTACATACTGCTCAAATAAATCTCCAACTATATTAGCTCTATCTAATCCAGAGTCAAAAAGTTCTTGCATTTCAGGACTAAACGCATATCCTCCACCTATTCTTGCCCCCATTCTACGTAGGTCTGCGGGACTCTTACCTGCAGCACTAGCACTACCTATAGGAGTTATTGGCCCAAAAGTTCCTGTACCTGTAGCTCCAGAAAAAACTCCGGGAGTAAATTGAAACTCACCTTCTGCTGGTCTACCCCCCTCAAAGAAAGCACGACCTAACCTGTCTCGGTATCTTTTTACACGCTTGCTAGGTTTTTTATCAAACAACCCGCCTATTGCACTAAATAAACCCATCGTCTATCTCCACTGTCTTGTTCTCTAATTTATTTTGAGCTATACCTTTCAGTAAAATTTTATTCGATACTTCGTTAGACTTAATCATCTCGTTACGAAAGGACTCTACTGCTGCCCCTGTCTGCATTTGTCGTTGTGAGTTTTCTATGAGTAACATCGGAAACCAAGAGATAGCACATCGCCAGTCTTCTATATCCGCATTAGTTTGTGGGTCTTTACCCATTACTTTTATGTACCAAGCACATTCAAATCTTTTACAAGGTTTAAATTTATTTAACGGGCAGTTATCTTTAGCTTCTAGTTTCATATTAATCTTTAGTACACACAATTACATCAATATATTGAACCGCTAAAGTTAAACTGTGATTGTGTGCAGTCCCACTACCTACACTACTTGTACTAATAGCCGCGCCATCTGTTACCCCCCTATCACTACCATTGTCATCAAACATACCCGTAGAACCAAAAGGTTGTGTAATAAAATCATATGTTGTACCTAAATTGTGCGTGTGTGCAGGTAAGTTTGCTATCGTTAATATTTTGTCTCCAGTGTTTCCATTAGCAAAAGCAGTTGTAAACCCTACACTACCTCCTGTACCGTTACCAGTTCCCGACACAACTCTAAGTGCTTTATCATTGTGTGTAGTGACTTGCTGCCACCCTACGGGTGCTGACGCTTGCATAAATAACATAGCAGACCCAGAAGGTACATCCCCTGTTTCTGTTTTACTATTTACAGCATTTTTAATTGCAAGTAGTTCTGCATCTACTTCACTACCTTTAATAACTTTAGCTGCATCTCCAGAAGCTAAATTATCTTTGGTAGCAAAGAAAGTTGTTTGTGTATAATCAGCCATTATTATCTATCCTCACGTCCTATCTTTGCAAACAAAGACATTTGTTCTATACTCATACTACTACCATTAGAAGAAAAACTTATCCCTAAGCTAACTGTTCTTCCCATCCTAGAAGCAGAAGTTCTTAATTTTTCTAAAGCTATTCCTCCAGAAAATTCGTCTATATTCCACTGAGCTACGTTCCATTCTGCAGGACTACCTGCTCCCTTTACTGTCAATGCGGCAGAACTTGTGACAGCACCTTGGTCAAAGTCCCAGTCTAAAGTTATCTGTTGCCCACTAGCTCCAAAGACTGTTACCCCTACATTCTTAAGTATTTTTATCCTAGAAGTATCGAAGTCTGCATAGTTACTTGCCCACCTACAAGTATAAGCTTTTGCAGTCGGAGGACTTGTAGCTATATCTATATCATTATAACCACTATACTTACCTATACATCCTTTATACGAAAGAAAAGTATCTCCTTCAAAATATACAAAACTATACCAATCTGTATTTGTATATTTAGTTATTCTAGGTTGGTCAGTGTCTATTAAAGAACGGTTATTAACTACCCAAATATTACCACTAGGAGATTTAATCCAGTACTGCCCTTCTCTTTGGTCATAACTTGCCCGTATTTTAGAAGCTGTACCTGATACCATATCTAATACAAGGTCTTTTCTTACAATCTTAGAAGCTTCTTTTAGCTCTACTCTATTAGCAGTAAACACTACTTGTTTAAGTGAACGAATCCCAGTATCAGATAAAAAGTACACATCGTCTTCTACTTGTTGTACACTATCTCTAGCTATACACCCAACGCCCTGTATAATCTGTTCTATAGCAAGAGACCCCGGATTTTCTGGACTGTCATAAATAACAATACTGTTCTTAAGAAACGCTACTAAATACCCATCAAAAGATGATATAGCAACTAACTCATCATAACCATGATGAACCGCACCTACGTTTCCTAGTACGTTTATTTCTCCTGCACCTGTTAACCAGTGTGTTTCGTCTAGTAAAGCAGAGTAAGCTATAATGTTTTGTCCTGTACCTGTATCTGCTTTCTGTGCCCACAATCTACCAAAAGCACTATGCACTATATTACCATCTGGTACTGCGCCACTTGCTGCACTAATGTTTGCAAAATTACTAGAGCCTGTATAAGCAATCATAGTATTGCTTGCTCTTGCTCCAATAACTTTATCGTTAAAATTTACAAATTGCCAATCGTTACCCGAAGGGCTTGTACTTCCTGTTATATCTTCAAAGTCTGTATAAGGTGAGTCTAGTTTAAATATTTTTCTAGTGCTAGATACCGTAGCAGTAGCGATTAATTTATTACCAGAAGAGTTATTAAACTGAAACAACTGTTCTATATCTGGATACCCTTGTAACCCTACAAATTTAGCAACTACAGAACTACCGCCTCCTGCGGTTGTCCCTGAGCTACTATCTAGTGCAACTATTTTATAACTATTATCGTTAGGAACATTAAAAATTGTATGCGAAGTATTTATTTTAGCAGCATCTACGTCTGTTACATCTGAAGAACCGCTTAAAGTTACTGTATCTCCTTCTGTTCTACCATGACCAGTATGTGCAATAGTTAATTGAGTAGAGGCTTGTACACCTAACTTAACATTAGCTGCAGGTGCAGCAGATATAGTAGCTGATGTAACAGTCTTAAATAATTGACTACCATTTGTAGTAGTAGCAGAACTTTCTAAGTCAATCGTTTCTGTTACTACAGCATCAGTTACATCTGTACCTGTAATGGTAACAGATTTAGTTCCGTCACTACTTCCTGCTGTAGTAGCACTTACAAATCTAGGTGCATTAGGTGGTAAACTTCCTCCTACCATAGTAAAAGGAAAAGTTCCGGGTGCTGTACTAGATTCGCTTGGTTGTTGTGCTGTTGCAAGAGCGTCATCATCTTCTGCATTAGCAGTAGCAGGAGTAATCGGGTCTGAGCCTAATGTAAGTGCGTACTTAGAGCTTGTAGAACTAAACCCTTTACGATTACCTAATCTACCTGCAGAGTCATAAGCTACGTTATTTGCTTCTCTAGCAAACTCAGGAGAAGCTTGTACTTGCTCTCCTTCAGTAGATAATCCGTATATTCCGGGTGCTCTTAATACAAGGGATTTAAGTTGACTTGGCATTAATAATCTCCAAGCACCGTCCAGTCTCCACCACCTTCTGCTTGAAACTTGTGGCGTTGTTCGTATGCTATAGCATCTCCAATAGCTTGTTGATATGCTCTTTGTATCTCAGAATACTGTTCCCCTTCATCCTCTCCTCTTTCCCGTACTGCTAAAGCAAGCGCTCTTAAATAGACAGGATGCCAAGGAACTTTAGTGTATTGTGCATTAGCGTTTAAATCTTCTTGAGGATTAACTACTTCAACTACCATGCTGTACGCAGCATCAGGGGTTTGGTAAAATCTTATTTGTAAAGATTGTTCTGCAGTATATCCTGCTACTGCATATTGTACAGGTTCAGCTTGCTCGTTATTAGTAGTTTGAGACTGTCTTCTTACATAATCAAAAGGTACACCCATTAACCGAACTTGGGTAGTATTGTTATATACATCTACTACCCTGCTTCTTTGGTTTGTGTACACGCTACCTTCTTCTAATGTGTATAGTTCTGTACCTGCAGAAGTAGTTACTGTTATAGTTTCCTGCAAAGCAGTCCAATCAAAAGAATCTTCTACTTCTCTTTTAGCATCATTTACAAAACGTAAGATTGCAGAAGACTGGTCAGTATCGTTAATACTTCCTACCGTAGCTTCTCTCATACGAGTAAGAATTTTATTAACTATATCTAATGCTGTTACTGCACTGGAAGACATACTCTACTCCTTAAAGTTGGGGAGCCGAAGCTCCCCGATAACCTAGACAACTTCTCTAGGAATAACCATTACATAGAGAGTACCAGAATCAAGGTCTACTGCACCGCCAGTGTTATTAGCAGCGACTACTGTTACAGTGTCGGCTGCTGTTACTGCGGCAGAAAGAACAAGGTCTGCTACGTCTATGCTCATAGAGGCCAAAGCAAAATCGCCAAGCTGTGCTCCAGTGACAGTCACTTCTTCAGCAGCTTCATCGCCATCTGCAATGCTCCCCCAGTCTTTTGTTTCAGAAGCAATCGCAAACTTAGTTACTGATTGCCCATAATTAGTACCTGTTGGTAAAGCCATTTTTTTAATCTCCTATAGACTAGGGGGGATTACTCCCCCCAATAAATTAAGCTGGTACAGCAATTACAACACCCGCATCATCCCTAAGTTCTCCTACACCGTAGATAGTATCTGCAGTAAATAGGTCTCCTAAGAACTCTTGCTTGTATTGGGTTTGGGTTCTTACTCCCATTTGCTCTATCATTACTAAAGCAGATTTGTGTAACAATACACAAGCTCTAGCATTTGTGCTTTGAGCAGGAGCATTAGTAGAAACATAAACAGGGATACCATAGATATCTCCTACCAATCCATTACGAATTGTGTTTCCACCACCGACTTCACCCGTAAACGCTTGCTCAGTAAATCGAGCAATGCCAGTTAGATTTTTCTTCTCTACTGGGGGTATTACAAGGTATCTATCAGACATAGGCACATCTACATCGTCAAGGGTTTGTATAACCTTACGAATACCTGCATCAGCGAGAGCAGATTCATTACTACCTGTAAACAAAGTAGAACCATCAGCACCTAAAACAGCTTTGTCTCCAAAGTTTGTAGCAGCACCGTCACCACCCTGTAATCCATAGCACTGAGTCCATAGGTCAGTATCTACTTGTGTAGCAAGAGCGTAACCAGCATCATCAGTATAAAACTGTCTCATGCTAGCTAGACCTTGTTTATCTAGCAGGTCTTCAATTAACCTTGAGTACTCGTAGTGCTTATCAATATTGAGCGTCAACTCAGTATCAGT